GTTTGTTTTTAATATCTGTATCTGTATCTGTATCTGTATCTGTATCTGTATCTGTATCTGTATCTGGCGTTCGTTTGCGTTCGCTTGCGTTTGCTTGCGTTCGTTTCTTATTCTCTCTCCATGCCCGTGCCCGTTCTGCTCCACCATCTTCACGTTCGATCTGTCTTTTCTTCCATCCAGAAACCAGATCACCATCAAGTACACGGCCTTGCATAGCATCAATGATTGCATCAACTTGCTCACAATCTAAATCAAGTGCACTTGCAATATCTTCGTTGCATATATTTTGCGTTCGTCCGCGTTCGTTTGCGTTCGATGCAATAACCAAGATATGCACGTACACTGCTATCACGGATGAAATTGATTGTTTTGATGCGCGAGAGATAGTTCGCCATTTAGGGTCGTTCGGCATGTCATGCCAAAGTCTAAGCCAAGAGTTAGCCATTTAATCACCTATAGACATCAATATTTCACGCTTCGCCTTTCTTAAGGCATTAACAATAGGCTCAATATGCATAATAGGTATTGTTATATGCACGTCATCCATTGTTGGCGCAATCTGACGAATTGTTATTGAGCCAATTTCATTTATAAAAACATGTGTTTCGTAACATGCGTTAAAAACTAAAGTTTTAGTCATCTACTTCACCATTACCATAACAATTGGTGTCCATGCAGCAATGCACAATATAAAAATACCAAGCCATGCCCAACCGATAAATGTTATTCCGATATATGTTTTCATCATAACTCCTTAATTTTTTGTGGCTTGTTAGCTTTGTTCTTATACCGATTGAATAATTTTTGATTATCCAAGTATATTTGCGGTGGTATGCCAAGCCGTAACCAGTTATGCACCCTTTGCTTTGAGAAGCCGAAACGCTTTGCAACAGCACTAACTCCGCCCATGCTATTGATTATCTTGACATGCTCAAGAATGTCCTTAATTTTCTTCACTTCCACCTCCAATTTGTTATTGACAACACGAGCATGGTAATACATAACAAAAGGAAAAGTCAAATGTGGTTTTTAAAATACAAAATAATTATTTTACAAAATGTGTTTACTTTTCTAAAAAAGTGTTTTATTATGCGTCATCAATTAAACAAAGGGGAAATGATGGGAACTTACGATCCGCTACTTGACGATGATTACAGCCCATTCGGTCATAAAGACCGCCAACAACCATGGGGTAGGTATGTTTATTTCAATCTTGATGAAGCTATTACAAACCTGACCGATGCACAGTGGCAAGATTACAACGATATGTGCGTAGCGATTGAGCATTACAAAGAGGATGTTGCTGAATGTAAAGATAGTCTTGCTCTAGCAAATAAGAAAGAAGTTTTGCTAAAAGCTCAAGCCGCATGCCATGAACACTTAATGAAATTAGTTAAAAATTACTGGATTGAAACTAAAAAGAGACTGGAGGATTAAATGACTGAACCAGATCGCGATGACAATAGTAGGTGGCAAGAGGAACAGGAACAAGAACAACAGGAGAATAAATAATGTTTCGTAAGTCAGATAGAATTTTTAAACGTCGAGTGCGTGTTTGGGAATTACTTGAAGGACGAGATGAATCTATTCCGGAATACGTGCATCGTGAAACATGGTGGCTTTTATGGTTAATCCCATTATATTCAAGAGATACTATAATTAATTATTAGGAGAATAAATAATGGCCGAATTGAAATTTACAACAATGCGTGACCCAATACCGCCAAGGCTAATTAACAAATTACCAAAGCCTACCAAGCAACAAACTGACGAAGTTAAGGCAGATTATAAAAAAGGTGTTAGATGCGATATTTGTGGTGGTTGGCATCATCCTAAAGTAGTTCACTTGGATTACTTTGGTCATGCTGCGCTTACATCTATGCTGTTGGACGTAGACCCAAATTGGACATGGGAACCATTGGCACTAGGACAAGATGGATTGCCTGTAATAGATAAGGATGGTGGAATGTGGATTAAGCTAACGGTGCTAGGTGTAACTAGGTTGGGTTATGGAGACGCGCAAGGCAAGACTGGTGGGGATGCGATGAAAGAGCGTATTGGAGACGCTTTGCGTAACGCTGCAATGCGATTTGGTGCTGCTTTAGAGTTGTGGCACAAAGGTGACTTACATGGAGAAGAACCAGCGGCGATTGAATACATAACACCCGATCAAGTAACTGTGCTAGATGATCTAATAAAAGAAGTGAAAGCAGATAAGAAGGCGTTTTTGGAATGGCTTAAAATTGAAAATTTAGACGTGTTGCTATCATCAGATTATCAGAAAGCAGTTGATGCACTTAAAAAGAAAAAGGAGGCAAATAAATGAACTTATACGAACTAACACAACAGCAATTAGAGCTAAAGCAGCAGCTCATGGGAATGAATTTGGATGAGCAAACAATAACTGATACTCTCGAAGGCTCATCACTTGAAATATCCAAAAAGATTGAAAATTACGGTATTGTACTGCGTGACAGAGAATCGTTCGTTGATGCTATTGCCAAAGAGATAGAACGACTAACAGAACGTATGAATGCTGAGAAGAAGCGGATTGAACGCACAAAGAATTGGCTATTATCAAGCATTGTTGCTCTTGAAATTAAACAGATAGAATGCCCATTGTTTACGATTGCTGTACAGGATAATCCGCCCAGTGTTGATGTGTATAACGACAAACTTATACCAGCAGAATATATGCGAGTGCCTGAACCTAAACCACCAGTACCAGCACCAGATAAGCGATTGATATTGTCTGACCTAAAGGCTGGCAAGGAAGTGGCTGGGTGTGTTCTGAAACGAGATAAGCGGATAGTGATTAAATAAGGAGTAAGTATGGACTTTGAAATTTGGTGGAACGATCAAATATCTGGTGCGCCAACGATAATATTTAATACTGATGAGGAACTTGCAAGAGCAGCATGGGAGGCAGCGTTAAAAAATAACACTGTTATAGATTGCAGGTTGTGTGAGAATTATTTTTACAAACTCAGTTCATGTTTGGCAATTGTTAAGTGTGTTAATGGGGATGCGTTCCGCCCAACTATGGCAAAGCAGTTATGGCAAACAATAAGGGAGAATAAATAATGAGAATCTATTTAGGAACTCTAAACTGTGGATGGAAGATGTACGGTATAGGATTTAAGAGCAAATGGTATTTTGGTGTTTTTATTAGAAGACAGGAGAATAAACAATGAAAATTTCACAAGAACAAGCAGAATTTAAACCAGTAACTATCACTTTAGAAACCAAAAACGAAGTGAACATTTTTTGGGATTTAATACGATCTACCAACTGCGTGGCAAAGTTTGGATCAAGCACCTCGGATGAAATACAAAGAATGTCAGAAATGAGAAGCGGGATTGTCAGCTGGCTAACTAATGAAGCTAAATTTTAGGTGGAGACGATGATTAAATACCAAACAAAGTGGCATGGGTCATCTATGGCACAAATAAAAGCCATAGAAGTGTTGCGAGAGACAGAGAAGCAAGTAGTTATTGCAATAAATAACGGTAAAGAATCGCGTGAAAATAAAAAATCAGACTGGCAAAACTGGTTTGACACTTGGAAGCAGGCACATGAATTTTTGGTGTCAGAAGCAGTAAAAGAGGTTAGAGAACTACGGCTTAAATTGCAACAAGCTAATGGTCATCTTGGGAACATAAAAGGCATGAAAGATACAACAATTTTAAAAGAGAATGAACATGGAATTCAAAGATAAAGGCCCGTGGATAGTTGTAAGCGAAACTGGTCATAAAATTGAAAGCGATGACTTCACACACGATGTTCCAAATATTTAACAAGGAGAATTAAATGTCAGTAAATAAAGTGATTTTAGTTGGAAGATTAGGCAAAGACCCTGAAACACGTTATATGACCAATGGCGAGGCAGTGACCAATGCCACGTTAGCCACCTCGGAAAACTGGAAGGATAAAAGCGGAGAAAAACAGGAAAAAACCGAATGGCATAACTTGGTGTTCTATCGCAGTTTGGCTGAAATTGCAGGCGAATATCTGCGCAAAGGGTCGCAGGTCTATATTGAGGGGAAAATTAAAACACGCAAATGGCAGGACAAGGAAGGCAAGGATAGATATACGACAGAGATTATCGTTAATGAATTACAAATGATCGGCGGCAAGCATGATGGTGGACAAGCTGTTAATACCCCGCCAGATAAAACAGAGAAGCCATATCAACAGGCGGCAGGCGGAGATGAACTAGAGTCAAATTTGCCTTTTTAGCATATAAAAACAAAGGATAAAAATGAACATCAAAATTAAAAAGTTGCATGAACGCGCAATGATTCCAACATTCGCAACAAAGGGTTCTGCCTGTTTTGATTTATATGCGATGGTTGAGGACAGCAAAAAAGTATCAATATACAAACATAGTCCAGCCATTATTAGAACTGGATTATCTTTTGAAATCCCCAAAGGACACGCAATGATGATCTATTCCCGCAGTGGGCATGGATTTAATAATGATGTACGGCTATCTAATTGTGTTGGAGTAATTGATAGCGATTATAGGGGCGAGGTTAAAGTTAAACTTGCAGCTGATGGTGGTGGATTTGGCGTATCTCACGGAGACCGCATAGCTCAAGCAATGATTATTCCAGTCCCTGCAATTGAAGGCTTCTTTGTGTCTAATGAGCTATCAGAAACAGAACGCGGTGATGGTGGATTTGGCTCAACAGGTAGTTAAATGAGCAATATAACCATCATCCTTCGGCCTAAGCCAAATACAAGCAGGGATAACGCAAAGATGATGATTGATTGCGTTCCAGATGGTTATGTTGTTTCAATCAAAGAAGGCACTAGATCGCTAGAGCAAAATGCCATGTTATGGGCGGTATTAAACGACATTAGCAAACAGGTTAAATGGTACGGTCAGTCACTAACCGATTATGAGTGGAAAGATGTATTGACCGCAGCGTTAAAGAAAGAAAAAGTAGTTCCGGGCATTAACGGTGGATTTGTTGTACTTGGTCAGCGTACAAGCAAGATGAGCAAAAAAGAGTTCACTGAACTACTTGAGATTGCATATGCTTTCGGAGCGCAGCAAGGTGTGAAGTTTAAAGATATAACAAATAAATATGACAAACCTTGATCTATATCAAATGCAAATCGACTTAATGGATTATATTAACCATAGGTGATGAAATGAAAAAGACAATAGCAATGCACGAGCAATACCGTAAAGTGCTGGAACAGTTCTACCCGACAACGCACATTGATGTTATGGCTGAAATGCTTAACCTTGAGCAAAGCCAAATACACAGGATGGCATTTAAATGTAAGATTAAGAAGGCAGAAGGATTTAAACGTAGTAAGAAGCCAAGAGTGCCAGCAAAGACTAAAAAGTATGCTGATTTAAGCAATCAACTTTCAAAATTTGTTGAATTATTGGAATTGCATGTGACTGCTTTAAAAGATAGTGGATATGCAAGTTTAGCGACAATAGCTGAAACTATATTAACAGAATGTTACAAGACAGATAAGTTGCCAAAACTTGAGTATTTGAAGCGTCATGTGGTTATCACCTAAGGAGTATATATGCCAGACATTTCAATGTGCCTGAATAAACAGTGCGAAAGCAGAACAACTTGCTACCGCTTTACAGCAATTCCTAGTGAGTATCGGCAGTCGTATTCAGACTTCCAGCCAGCAGATGGTGAAGATAAATGTAGAGAGTATATGCCGATTAGCGTAACGAAAGGAGATAACGATGGACGAATACTTATATAGGCGGACTGCAATGCTAAAACACTGGTGGTATCTTAAAAAAGATAAGCTGCACATTGTAATTACGAATTTATTGCCGCGATGGTTGGTAACGAGAGCGACTGTAAGATTAGTGGCCTACGCTACGTCAGGGAAATACTCAAATACAGTTGTACCGGAAATAACCGCGATGGAAGCAATAGGACGGTGGGAGAAGGGAGATAACGATGTCAAAAATATCTGAAACAGGCAGGGAGACGCCGTTGCCATACAACCCAACTATGGAACGTGTGCTACAAGATGCTTACTCACGCGGGATAGGTGTGTTTACCACTACGCTCATGGAAGATGGCAAAGTATCCGTTAGACGCATTCCAATAGAAGACTATGCAAAGGGTCCACAAGATGCCAACAATATCTGAAGCAGGCAGGGAGGTTTTAAAGAAGTGGCAGGAGATGGGGGTGAAGTTTCTTTATCTTGGCTACCACGGCTGTTTCAGTTTTGAATACCCCGCCAACGACTACGCAATCCCTGAGCAGCTAGTGCCGGAACAATGGGATGTGAAGCATCTATATAAAGCGATTAATGAGGGATTAAAAGTTAATAGTGGTGATGGGTTGTGCGAAGTTCGCATCCCCGCCCAAACTATACCAAAGGAACTATTAGAAATGGAAGAGCTGGGCACCAATCAGGCGAAACAGTTTTGGCTCGCATCCCAAGATAATGCAAATACTCTTGAGGTTAAAAAAATGGAAGAACCGAAGAAAAAAATCCTGATACATCACATACCTGAGCGCAAACTCTGGCTGTCGCAACGTGAGGCTGGCACGAATGAGCAGTGGAAAGTGAAACCAAGATCGTGGAATGATTGGAAAAAGATACCTATTGATGAGGAACCTGAGTGGTCTGAGTACTATGATTACACAACGGTAAATACGGTTAAGTATTATTTTTGTCTGTGTCGCAGAAAAAACGGCGATATTGTGTCGATGTCGAGAACTAGCAAGGAAACATTAAAGCATGCGGTAGCCGTAGGGGATGCAACCATCATCGGCAACATTGAAGAACGTGACGTGGAGGTTTAACTATGAGCTTTAAGCTGAATGCTAAAAATTTAGGAATCGTGACTGCTTATTGGTTAGAACACTATATGACGGATCACTGCACGTTATGCGGAAACCACGGATGGATTGACACTCGTGGAACACGAACCCCGGCAGGTAAAGATGTTGGAAGGGTGAACTATTGCATTTGTCCAAACGGACAGCAATTACGTGCTATTGGTGCTAAGTTGCCCAGCAACACTGAAGAACATAACGCGGAGGTGTAACTATGAGCTTTACCATAACAGAAACAGGCAAGGTTTTAACTGAGACAGATCAAGGCATCACCATGCCAGCGGATTACAGTTTTGACACGGTTAATAGCTTCGTACATGGCATTGATGTACATTTTGAGGATTTAGTTAATCTTTGCCTTGGGATGGCTGATCATATAGATAAGATGAAAGTAAACATGGGAACATACTTAGATTTAGACGATGTTGTGGCCGGAAACACGCTGGCTATGAAGGAGTTGGCGGAACTGCGAAAGGAAAATAGCGAATTGGCAGATGAAATTCGACGATTAAAGCGCGGTGAATTTATTTGCAGCAAATGCGGCCTTCGGAAAGATTCAGAACGAAGTAAAGAATATCACTTTTAATAAAAAAACCCCCGATGGTGCGCTGATCTAACGGGTAGCGTTGGGGGTGTTGTTGAGTGATTATACTATAAGTTATATAAATAAAATGACAGAACAAGATATTAATACATTACTTGATGATTTGTGCAAATCAATGTTGATTAAGTATAACGAGCATGTACGTGAGCATTACTATGAGCCCGCGATGGTAATAATTTTTTCACCTGATGGATATAGCAAGGCACGTTCCTGCAAAGAAGCTATTACGAGATTCTCATGCAGAAAGGATAATATTCAAATTGTGAACGGGTATCCTTTTTTACTTGCACACGAACAAAAAGAAGATTTTCTTGTTATAGTTATGGATAGTTAACACGTACAAAGATAATCTATCTGGCATATGTAGCTGTTGCCTACCGTTATTTGGCAATGGAGTGAATAAGCAAGAAGCTGGCCTTGTTAATATGCCGAAGCCAGCACTTTACTTAATTTAACAGGAGGAATCATGCGTAATTTATTAGCTCTATTTGTTCTTGCGTTAGCTTTTCAACATGCTCACGCGGCATTGGAAATATACGACCCTGCAACAGGGAAATATCTTGGAAATCTAAACGGAAATCAGTATGACCCGAACTCTGTTAACAATCCGTATGGGCAGTATGGTTCGCGTTATAGCCCTGATAGTATCAATAATCCATATGGTCAATACGGTTCAAGATATAGCCCTGATAGCCCAAATAACCCTTATGCCGCGCCTTCGATAAGGTATGATAATAGGAGATAAAATAAATGAACGTAAGAGAATTAATAAAAGAGCTTGCAAGCGAAGATGACATGGACAGCGTTGTTTATGTGCGAATCATAAATAAAGATGGAGACGAAACCTTCCTTGCTGTGGAAGGGATTGCTGTTTACAGCAACTCATATCAAGCCAGCAATATGAGAACATGCACAACACTTGAGGCTTGTTCCTAGCGTTTATGCAGTTCCTTCGATAAGGTATGATAGTAGGCGTTAATGTTTTCGAGTCGCTTCAGTTGTTAAGTATTATTTAATAACTGATTCAGTTGTAAAGGATTGCTTGACAACTGCTACATCGGATAAATTTAATGATTAAGATAACTATTAGTGTACAGATTGAGTGTGTTAGGCGTGAGATTAGAAGGCGTAAAAAGTATTATCCAATCCTTGTTGATGAAGGCAAGATGTCACAAGAGGATGTAGATCAGGAATTAGCAGTAATGCAATCGGTGATGGAGACATTAACTCAGCTTAGAGGGATGGTTAAGGGAGAATAAAATGAATAACGACTGGATTGAAAACGAACGTAAATTATTCGAGGCTTTTGCCGTAGGATGTGGATTTAACGTGCAAAGATCGAAGCGCACGTCTACACCTCCAATAGATGACTACGCAAATAGTAATACTGGCAATATGTGGGTAGGGTGGTTGGCAGCGAAGCAATCAATGATGAGCAAGGATAATGAACGTTTTCAGATCATACCAAATCCTTACGCGGTGACTCCACCATCATGGTATTGCTGATTTTATGTGTGGAGCGTCCGCGTTGACGCAAATGTTAGGGGTGAAAACATGGAACTGAAAGATTTGCCTTACCCGCTGCGACTGTGCGTAGAAATGATGCACTACGCTGCATGGATGAGCGACGAAACCAAAGAGATGCGGCCTTCGGAAGTTCGACAAGCGCTGCGAGCGTTCTTTGATGACGCACTGATTGACGAAGCGACGAACGTGCTGACTGGGCGAGCTCCTAACGCAATATAGCCACCAATTATCTTAAAAAGGAAACGACAAATGACTAAATTTAAAGTGTATCGGATTGACCAATTATGATTGAATGGAAAATTTTTGCTCGGCAATATAATCCGCCGAATGGTCAATATCTTGTATTTTGTACTGCCCCGAATTTTGACTCCGAATGGATTGATATTGCTCGATTTGATAATGGGAAATGGCACTCTTTCAAGAGCGAAATTTCACATGATTCAAGGGTGCGTAAATACAGCGAGATTAACTACCCATTAGACTAAATCAAGATTACTTAACTACTGAGGGAAGAATGAAACAAGATTTTCTGATAGATGATAAAAACACAACCCCATTTGATGCAGAATCAGAATGGTGGGGGATGCCTGAGTTTGTGCAGGAAAAACAAAAGCCGTTCGCTAAGGTTATATGCAGGTTTGAAACGCAGGAAGACTTAGATGCTTTTGCAGCACTGATAGGCCAAAAATTAACACCTAAAACCAAGAGCATTTGGTATCCATTCAAGAGCCATTGGGGTGGAATTAAAGGGAGATACAAGAGTGAATCCTGAATACCCTATTTTTATAGTTTCAAAAGGGCGATGGGAGTCCAGACTAACAAGCAAGGCTTTGGAAAATATGGGGGTTCCATATCGCATTATTGTCGAAGAGCAAGAGCGCGAAAAATACGCTATGTTTATAGATGATCGTAAAATTCTTACTTTGCCGCGAATGTATTTAGACGACTATGACACCTGCGACACTCTTTTGGATGCGCGCAGCAAAGGACCAGGGGCTGCCCGTAATTTTGCATGGGATTATGCTATCGCAATAGGCGCTGAGCGTCATTGGGTAATGGATGATAACATTGATGCTTTCCACCGACTTAACAGGAACACGAAATTTGAATGTGATACTGGGGCAATTTTCAAGGCTGCGGAGGATTTTGTTGATAGATACGAAAATGTGCCTGTATCTGGGTTTAATTACTATTCATTTTGTAAAACGACAGATTCAGTGCCGCCATTCATCGTGAATACGCGCATCTACTCTTGCCTTCTAATTGATAATTCTGCCCCGTACAGATGGAGAGGCCGCTACAACGAAGATACTGATTTAAGTTTACGAGTTTTAAAAGATGGGCTTTGCACTATCCAATTTAATGCTTTTTTATGCGGCAAGGTCACAACTCAGCGTATGAGTGGCGGGAATACAAAAGAATTTTACGCAGATGAAGGGACATTGCCAAAATCTCAAATGCTGGCAGATTTGCATCCTGACGTTGCAAAAGTTGTGTGGAAGTTTAATAGATGGCATCACCATGTAGATTATCGCCAATTTAAGAAAAACAAGTTGATTAAAAAAGATGGCATTTTAATTTCTAAAAAAATTAATAACTACGGGATGGTTTTGACTCACAACTTAATTTAGACACCAACAGACAAGAATGATTATTTGTCATCATTGGTTAATATATCCACAATCCCATTGTTATTAGCAGCGCACGACTCATACATCGCTTTCGCCTTAGCTATCCACTCAACTACATCGGCATCGGTTGAGACTTCTTGCTCGTCGGTATCGGTGGCAGTTCTGTCGGGAACTTCTGCATCATCGCGCTTGGGACTTGCGGACAGACCAAAGGTGGTTGGCTTGTTGAGCAGGCGGACAGCATCATGAGACAAACAATCGCGGTTAGCAGTGACTTTGTGTACATGAGTTAATACCGTGGTTAATTTTGCATTAGATTGATCTTTTTGCGCCTGTACCTCTGCTGCCTTCAGGTTGCTGCGTTCCACTTGAGCTTTGTATGCTTCAGCTACTTGAGCGGCAAGCTTCGCATTCTCAGCTTTAACCTCGTCAGCTTTTGATTGGCGACCTTCAAGATAAGCCCAAGTATGAGTGCATGTAAGCGTAAGCGCGACAGCACCATAAAACAATGCCTTGCGCCCAGTCGCAGAAGCCAGTAATTGAATCATCTTTCTACTTTGTCTTTCAACGGTTCTTTCACTAAGCTCCTGAGATAGGCAATTGCCGCTGCGATTACAACACCAAGTGCGGTGAACCTTTCCGGAGTCATGCTACTAGCAAATGATGGCACTGCCAATTGCAGCGTACTCAATCCAGCGAGTGCAGCAGCGAACATATTTGTTTTTGATCTCACCAGCATACGCCATAATTTTTTCAAAGTTTTCATAATTCCCAGTCCCTTATAGTTATTTCTAAATCTTCCCCATCATCTAAGGCATTCTGTATTTCTGGCATTATAACATCCATAGCGGCTTTGCTATCGCCAAGCCATTCGCCATTTCTTCCGCCTTGGCTTAATCCAACAAGGATGCAGCCGGATGTGTCATTACACGTATTGCCAGCATGAATTCTAACTCCAGTAAAATTTGGCACATCCAACAAAATAGGTAATGGTTTATTAAACCTTGCGCTATGCGTTATGCGTAATTTATATGTGCCGGCAGGTATTGCTGTTTCATGTTTGATTTTTACATCTCGACACTCATCTTCAAGAGTGAAGCATTTAAACAATCCGTCAATCAGAAGACATCCAGTTGTAAATCCTTTTTGTGGCCTATTTCTGCAAACAAGTATTTTCAATTATTTCCCTCGTTCAATAAGTCGATCAACCTTTAAATTTAATTCTCTTATAGAATCTTTAAGCTCATCTGCCTCACGCATTCTCTCTGCTTTGATGTTATCTATATTTGCCATGTTAGTTGCGATGGTTAATTTTATATCATTAAGATTTGCAGATACCCAAGTAAAAATCCCGCCCATCATGGCAGCAGTTGTTAAGATGTGTGTGATATTTATTGTTGGGTCAAATAGCTTTTTGTGCTCAACAGTGTCGTTTTGTTGTGATATTTCTTTATTTGTAACCATACGCATCTATTCCAACGGTAATTTTGCTTAAAATCAGTTAAAATGCTCTAAAACTCACTATATGAGCCTATATTCGTTTTTATATGTAATTTGACATAAATGTATCCTGATATTATTTAAGCCGTTTATACGCAATCCTAGTCGCTTAATTTTTAGGCAATTAGATAAATAAATATATTTTATGGTTGCAATGTTGCTCTTAGTGTTTCAATCTGCGCGTCGATGTCGGCGATAATCTGCGCTGGCGTTTTTGGAGAACCAGACGGTCGGGATATGGGAACATTTGGCTGTAAGATAAAATCGCGCATTAATCTGGCGGTGACCTGTACTTCCAGCTCCCTAATCTGTCTTTGGATATTTGAATTTACTTCTTTAACTATCTCCAACGGGGTTTTTATGGGCGGAGTGGAGCTATAAACTTCATCCACCATAACATCGCCCACCTCGTTCACAGCTCTCCAACCTTGTCCATCTTTTCTAATTGCATAACTCATAAGTTATCCTCCCAACCAACACACTGGGACAATCCAGTTCCGCTAACATTTTGTGCTACGTATATATTCGTGGATTCCAATTGAATAGTCACAGAACGGGCAGTGTCTGTTGCGACTAAATTTTCAGAGAAAGGTGGAGAATTAGTAGTCGAACCTAAGTTGCCAAAACTAGAATTTGGAGCGATGAGTATTATCGAGGTAGTGCCTCCACCTGATGCCGTAACAACTATATTTGCCGCCGTTGAAGGTGCGAAAGGGCTTACTCCTACTGCCACCCAAGTTGGTGTATTCACACTCCCTTGGCTCCCACTTGCCATAGTTGGGTATGCTGTGACATTTGTACCAGCACCTACTCTATACTGAACTTTTCTACCATATTGTGTAAATCCAAGCGGATATTTATTTGCAGTGCTGTCAGTTCTAATCCACCCAATCCGTGCCTTATACGTGTACCCGCTCGGCATTGTAGGGGATGTAGCAGAGGTAGACAGCAGTCCAGCAGTAGTCGTGCCGTTATAAATCACCCATACTGAATACCACGTGGATGTCGCAATCGTTCCAGTATCAAGGGCATTCGCACCCGTTGTTGTGCCTGCTATCGTTAAAGATACAGTACGCAGTGTTTTATAAACATTACTGGAATCTTCTACTACAATCTCATCAACGGTAACTGTTACGTTTGCGGACAACCCTGTTGCAGACAACTGAAGATTTCTGAAGGCTCCAAGCAATTGCCCACTTGTAGCGGCTGGTGCAACAATAGCCGTTCCGTCAGCTCTTGTATAGTCTACACATCTAACTACACCAGCAGCCTCACCTCGCACCTTGGCAGTATCACCAGCAGCTGTAATAATATTAGCACTGGAGGGAAGAATAAGACTTGCACCATTTGTAAATGTTAATACATCATCAAAAACAATAGTACGCTCCGCACCTTGTGCAAGAGTAATCGCTGTGATCGTAGTCGTTCCCGTAATATGAACGTAGTTACCAGTAGCAGTAGTCAGATTAATAGTCGATGCACTGGCTATATTAGAACCTTGCGCTTCGTTTATCAAGCCAGTAATACCAGTAAGCGAAGTAATATCACTGTTTGCACCAGATGCAGCCGCACCTAATGCTGTTCTTGCTCCAGCAGCAGTTGTTGCAGCAGTTCCACCATTGGCGATTGGCAATGTGCCAGTAAATCCAGTGCAATCACGCAATTGTGCTATAAAAGCAGCATGTGCCCGTTGATAATCATCCAGAATAGCTGGCGAATCTGAACCAGCAGGACTGTTACTCGATATTGTGGTAGATAGATCAGTTATGAGTGTTGGAATTGGAATTTTAGCTCTCCTTACGTGTTATTATTACACATGGTTGAATATCTTATATTTAAGTTAATTGTTGTGGCGGTCGGGGCATTTTTTCTCGGACTATTTGGCTATCTTGATTGATATGTAACGACGCCTGCCCTTACCACCGGGTTTTCAATTATTGATTTTAGTTTGCCAACTTGTGACTGCGTTAATTCTGATAGTTTCTTGCCTGCATATTCAGGATTTTGTAAAAGTCTATCAAGCTCGTTATTAATTCTACCTTTTGCGCCTGCACTAAGTATATTTACTGTTGCGCGCCCCGCTTTACTCGAATTTACCAAGTCCCACACGCTCGCCAAGACATTGGCTCTAGCCGCTTTTTGTACAGTATCAGAGCCAACCCCTCTCCCAAGATTTAATAAGTCTTGATGCTTTGATATTTCACGCGCAACCTGTCTAACTGTGCCAAGGTTTTCAGGTGTGAAAACTTGATCTGGCTGTTGCTTTATGCCAGATACAGAACGAGAAATCAGCGGCACATTCCGGTATGCTTGCAGGAATTGTGTCGATGCCTGCCTTGCCTCTCCACCATGCTTTGCAGCCTCTCCGGTTAAAGCATCAAGCATTCTTTGTGCGACAGCCATTTCAGTAATTGGCTTTGATTTATCTGCAAAAATATTATTCGCCCTTATATATTCAGGAGATTTACTCTCCATGAATTTTAAATAATCATCTTTTAGCTGCATTAATACTCTTTTTTGCGGCCCTTCTGCTCCACTTATTGCTTGATCTATTCCATGCTTTACAGATTGTAGATCGCCGCCCTTAACCACGCGGTCAATTATCTCGCGAGGCATTGTTGGAGGCATTGCAGGAATTCCTTCTTTATATGCTCCCGGCAATGGATCGGGTATTCCGTAATATGTTTCCGCACCTGCTTTTAGTGACATATCATCAATACCACCAGCTACGCGCTGCATTTCGTCACGCAATGCTTGCGCTCCACCGTCTACATCATTTAACACCTGACGCGGCATAGTGCCACTATCAACCAAATGTCGAACCATATCACCTACTTCTTGACCTTTTTTGGTGAACACTCCGCCCTGTACGCCCATTTTTGTAATCTGCTTTTCCCCTGTTATATCTCGTGCATCGCGCATTGACACCCCACCTAATTTGCGTATTTCGGCCAATAGTCCCGCGCTAGTATCTTGTGGTATATCTATACCGCTCTGTGGAACATAATCAGGATGGGTTTGCCGTAAAGAATTAACTCGATCAATATCTTGCAGCGTCATAGCCACTCCAGCATCATCTACAACAGGTATCGAGAACGGGCGACCTTGAGTTATAGCTAATTTTTCTGCATGAGATAACGCACCATATGGCCGCGCTCTAGCCATCAGCTTTTCGCCTTCATCACCAAGCATGAATGGCTTATCTTGCATAGACGAATATAAATCAGCAACAGCATTTTCACGTTTTGCTTTAAGTGCCGACAAAGAATCTGCACGAGTTAAGTCATCCGCACCACCAGCTATTCGCTGCATTGCAGATATTCTTGCATCACGCTGAGATTGATATATTTTTTGGTAATTCTCCGGGTTTACCGCAGACCTTGCTCGTTCTGTAGCAGATAATCCTGCGTTTTTACCAGCCTGCCCTAACGTATATGGATAACCAGATAGTGTATCCCCTGCGCTGATTGCTCGTTGAATAGCAGTGCTTGCCTCATTAACACCACCAGCATTATTAACTATGGCATTAACTGCGGAAATACTTGGATTAAACAATGGATTATAAATATAATCTTTGACGAATTTACCAGTTACACCACCAGCTTTTGCAGCAATTGGGATTGCTCCGCCAATAACCGCCCCAGTTCCTGCGTCCTCTGGATTAACCAAGCCAGACATAACACCGCCAGATACAGCCCCACCGCCAACACGGATTGCCGCATTCCTAGCGGCCTCACGACTTAAAATAGAAGCGGCAGGAGGAACGCCAATTGTCATTCCGCCAGAACGTAAAGAATTGGCAACCATAGGCGCAACCACTGGAGCGAATTTAGACAAGCCACCTACTGCATTCCCAAGCAATCCGCCTGCCCCGGCAGTTCCAGCAATTTGACTGGTTAGCGCGCCAGCTTTAAATGATGTTGATTCAGTGTCGGCATTTTCTTTGAAGTACTGATCTATAGCCGCCTTGCGCTCTTTGTTTGTTTTGCCTGTTATACCTAGCTCATCCAGTGGGTAAAGAAGTGTCGTGCCAATATCAGTTGCGCCCTTTAGCATCCCCGCACCAAGATTGCGATTGGCAGACTTAATCCATTCTATCGCACCTTGACGTGGCTTTTCTACTGGCGCATATTCTACCCATGGCGGTGGCGCAGCTGTAACAGAGCTTTGATATTCTTTCCATGGTTCCGCCATTATTGCTTCTCCCAATTATTTTGATCTGCTGGATCGCCGCCTTTGAATTTATATCCGTTACGGGTCATCCCCTTCATTGGTTTTGGCAGTGGCTTTGCGTTTGGCGTTTGTCCAGTAGATGGCTGCGCTGGCTGATTAACTTGTACGGGTTTCCCAAGCAATACATCACTGTTTAGTTTATAACTATCTGCAAATGTTTTATATTCCTCTCGCTTGGCATTATATTGTTTAGCACTTTCATTATTTAGTTCGTCAGCTAATTTTTGGAAGTCAAGTCGTTGTGTTGGTGTAAGCTTCTGTCCAGTAACAACCATATTCCCATAATTCATAAGCCTGTCAAGCTTACCAGAAGCCTGCATTGCCATAGCTAATTCTGACTCTCTAACAACAGAGCCGGGGTCAAGCATCTTCATTAACTTTGTAGCCGCCGCAAGATCACCAGCAGGTGATTTTAAATTAAGTCCTGCGGCAATTTGTTTGTACGCAGATTGAACATCTTGATGCGCTTTATAGATTGGCTCTGCTTTAAATGCAGAGCTAAATTTCATTTCATTTTCCAGCCCTTTTTGTCCTGTATTTACAGATACATTTGATGCTGTAGCTTTCCTGCGTGCCGTGTCCCAATCAGTAAATGACCGCTTCTCTCCTTGCTCTCTAGCAAATATATATTCTTGTATAGCAGCAGGCGATGGCTCTTTTTTTTCTGGCGCAGTAAAAATAACCTCATTTTTACTTGTGTTGTATAAAGTTCCACCGGGAGCGACGTTTGTCGGCCTATCTGGAGCAGTAAATACAGGCTGATTGTTTTGCGGGTTAACTAATGTTGTTCCAGGAGAAACGCTTATAGGCTGAACCTTGCTTTTTTCATATTCTTGATAAGGTATATTAGGAACAATATTTCCATAGCTATCCGTTATAAGCGGTTTATTTATATCTTGCTCTTTTGGCAAAGTATAATCTATTTGTTTTGTATTTGGGTTATATATACTTGCTCCAGGCTGCAAAATTGAATTTGGCAATGGTTGTTGCGCTACACCGTCTAAATATTTTATTTTACCGCTCTTACTTACAACAAAAGCATTCCCACTTTGGTCATATTGCGGTGTTGTACTGTATTCATCGTCCTTAACAGGGGAAGTAATGCCTTCTAGATATTGAGGCTTACCATCATCTCCCACTACATAAGCCCTGCCTGCTTGGTCGTGCTGCACAGATGTACCATACCTTGTTGGTGCGCTTGGCGCATTATAAACAGGAACAGCACCAGCTCCAGCTCCTTCTGTTGTTTTAATTAAATTCCCACCAACAACATGGTAAGCTGTTTTATCTTGCTGCTTAACTCCTGACAAGTATTTTATAGCCCCGTCCTTCCCAACAACAAAAGCATTCCCACTTTGGTCATATTGCGGTGTTGTACTGTATTCAGGATTAAACATACTATTCCAATCCTTTAGCTCTGGCGCAGTAAACAGACCAGATGTAACCATCTTATTAAGGTCTTTTGTATCGCCCATTGAAGTCAGAAATTCTTGTTTCTGACGCTCTTTTTCAAGAGCAGCCTTACGTTGCTCAACTTCACTATTATAGTTACCTATTTGTGCGCCGTACAAAGCCCTGTGCATTTCATTATTAGCAAGATTGCTTCTTAAATCTAAAGCAGTATTGTAACCAGTGATGCCTGCTAAACCAGCACGGCCTAAACTGTTGAGTGGCTGCCCTCGACGTGCGCCAGCAAACCCACCGAATGCAGTGGAAAGAAGCCCTATTCCTTCAGGTGTTTTAATAAAATCTAATAATCCTTCTGGCATGATTACCCCCATATTTTTCTGCGTTGCATACGTTCCTGCATCGCTTGGTTTATTTGATCTTGTACGGCTTGTTGACTGGATTGGTAAAGCTGTGCAACAGTTTGCGGCCCAGCTGGATTGCCTTGGCTCATATTAGCTGGTTGCTGTGCATGCGGGAATAGGTTATTTATTGCCGCTGCAGAAGAAGCCGCCTGTCCTGCACCTTTAAGGCCACCCATAATATCCGCTCCAGTTATGCCAGCAGGAACGTTAGTAGCACCAGCACCAAAAGCAGCCGGATTGAATGTTCCAGCACTTAGCCCGCCAATTCCACCAGTAGCACTAGGAGCAAGCAGTCCAGTTTCACCTGTTGCGATTAATGGATGCGCAGCACTTAATAACCCAGTGCCAGTTGCAGCAGTTCCAGCGGCCCCAGCTCCGGCAGTTCCTGCACCAAGCAATCCACCAGCAGCCCCAGTTCCAGCAGCAGCTCCAGCTGTACCAGAACCAGCCGCTAATGCTGGTGCAGCAGCCCCGCCAGTGCCAGCAGTTGCCGCAGCCGCAGCAGCCAATAATGCTAATTTTTGCCAATTCTTCATTTGCCACCCCCGTTAGTTGTAGTTTTCTGCGCCCCTTGTCCACTAAGCAATCCACCATAAGCTGCCATTTGTTTGTATGGTGTGTTTTGTTTTTCTTGGAATTGTTGGTATGCAAAATCCTTCGCTTGCTGTGCTTGATCTTGAACTTGTCCGCCGGCCTTCATTAATTGGCTTGCGTCTGTGTATGCCTGATTGCCATATTGCGGTGCAAGTTGTAGTGCAGCCATTTGATTTGCTCGATCAGTGTTGTACGCATTCCCATACATTTGCGATGCAATCTCGCCCATCTGCCTTGCCCCAACCTCTTGTATACCTGAGTTGCCAAACGATCCGCTTGTTGCATTTATCTTTGCTAGATTACCAGCCACGCCCATTGTTGCTTTGTTAACCATTGCATCAAGATATGGGTTTGTATTACCACCTTTTAGCGTGTCTTGTAGTGTGCTTTGCGCTTGATCCATTGTTGGATCACCACTCATCGCACGATTTTTAATCAAATCAATACCAGTGTTTTGAATTTCATTTAACCCTGAAAACCGCTCACCAGTATATGGCTGGAATCCAGCTTGATTAACTCTTGCGCCAGCTTGTGTCGCATAATCAATTAATGGTGAAAATCTCGAATCAATTGCAGATGTTGTTGTCTGTTCACCACCGCCACCACCATAAATTCTCCCACCGCCAACTTTAGTCATAGTACAACTATCACCAAACGGCTCTAATGCTGCATAAAGTTGTCTTCTTGAAGTCATATTACCCCCACTCTTAATATCGTATAAACAGGCTCAAATCCGCATGTTGTACGGTATAGCCGCTCTTGTGCTTGTCTTGCTGCACATCTAACTTCCGAGCATCCCAAGTCTCTTGCGAGTTGTTTGATTGCTTCAAAAAATTGTTCAAATCCGCCATTATGAGCGACTAAATCTGTGATAAATAAAACTCTTACATTAGGAAGTTGATCCACACGAATAACTCCCCATCCTCTAACCGTTTCACCATCCCACATTCTGATTAACGTGCGTTCCCCTCGGGATAGCATCATTTTAAGTTGCGATCCTGTTATCTCACCACCAGATACATCACATGCCTCAGACAAGCATGATGCGCCATCAGCCCAAGCACGATCTATGTGTGTTAATGGTACTTGTTGTAATTCCATTAGTTCCCCGTAAGAAATCTTGCCTGAACCCATGTTCCCGGCGTTCCATCAGCAAGACATTTCCAGCCTTCGATAAAATACTTGCTCCCAGCAGCCCCTAATTCAGAAGGATTAGAATTAGTTACAAAATCCCCTTTCGCCCAAGTTCCTGTCGTTGGTGCAGCCGTTGCAGCTTGGTATTTCGCGGATATTTTACCCTCTGAAAGGCTATTAACTTGCTGGGCAATTTCTCGATACCATTGAGCTGTTCCAGCGTCTACATTACCAAGTGGAGTAACATTTAATTTCATGCTGTCCCCATTGGTTTTAATGTTGCATCCATTGCCAAAACACGATTATCACCAGTCATTGCAATTGTTGCACGGTGGAATCTCGCTGCTTGCAACACGTCAAATTTACCGTCATTTAATGTATGTGTATCGCCTATTGTTAATCCATCGCCTTCGGTCATTTTTGATGATACTTGAGCGGTTGCGGTAGTAGGAGCAAATCCGGGCGCAAATCTTATGCGAATCTTGCTTAATAAACTTACCCCATCATCGTCACCCATATCTCCAGTAGTATAACTACTGGACGTAGATGCTCCGGTCATTAATTGGAGTTGGTGCGATGTGTTGAATATAGATAGAGCGCGTCCGCCACTAAGCCAAAATTGCGAATCAAACGAATATGCAGACAAACCATCAATCGTTGAACTAATAGAGCTTAACCCGTCAATCGTTACCCCCGCACTAATGTAATTTAACACGGCTTCAATATTGATCGTAACCAAGCCAAATTGTTTGGTGGCAAGGTGATATACCATCGCAGAATTTAATGTTGTTGAATTCGTTGATGGATAGAAAATCCAGACTCTGTTTGTTTGCCTGTCAAATATACATTGTATTTTGTAGCGGTAAGATGGGTTAGAGTTGGCATAAAACCATTCACGAACTTGTCCGACTCCTATCGGAACAGGCCTAGACCCATCAAACAACCATAGATTATCCTGCCCAACAATAAAATGCGCTCCACCAATATCAGTCCATGCATCTTGACCAACACATCCAGCATCACCGCCCGGCACTTGCGCCCAATCCCACACAGAAGGAGCGCCAACGAATTGCCCCAAGAAAATAGCTTTGTCTTTATATGCAACAGCATAATCTCCTAATTTCCCACCTGCTGTAATTTGCCCCGGAGCTGATACTAATTGACCTGTAGCACATAACGCTGTAACACTTGGTGTCCAGTTTGTTTCATCAAAGGTGGCGCAACACCACCATCTATTTTGAGATACACCGTAGGTTGCATCAGATGTATTTAAAGCCATCACAAATGATCCAACGCTAAATACTATCTTGGCTTTTGGTGCAGTAGCAATATCAGCAAATGCTCCTGAAGCACTGCGTTGAATTGTGTCAGTAAGATTTGATGCAATCGTAGCATTGCCAAACTGAGTAAAACTCCATCTCGTATCTGCTCCACCAGTATAATTACCAGCTCTTGATACATCAGTCCACGAGCCGCCAGAAAGCTCATATAGCTTTGTGGCTGTTCCTGCGATAATTCGCCGTGTATCATCCAGTTTTGTAATTACTACACCGCCAACACAAGCAGCAGCAAGTGCTGGTGTAGATGTTGGAGTAGAAGCAGATGGTGCGCCAGCCATCCCCGCTTCATAAGGTATAAAATTAACGCAAGCAGTAACTACTCCGGGTGTAGTCGGATCAAGATCAGGACTAAATCCAAGTAATTTATCCATTATTCAGCTTAGCGTCCAAACCAAGAAAATACACCGCGCGGCCTTATCCGAAGTGACCCAACAAAAGGTTGGCTGCGTCTTTCAGCAAACCGCTTGGCAGATTCTAAAGCCAATGAAACGATCGGCGACAATAAATTAATTTCAGCCGCATCTCTAAGGTATCTGGCAGCTTCCAGACATGAGGCGTAAAGGTATAATTCTTTTGCGTTATCAAGAACCCAATTAGTTGTAACTGTATCAGACAATGGCTGAATATCTGGCGTATAGAATAACGTGTATGCTTGGTCAGCACCCGCGCCTATAATTCTGATTTGATTATTCTCTAACGAATAAAATTGAGGGTGAACTTGTACCGTCGATGAAACATCCGGTACAGCCATATAATCCAAGTTAGTAGTCCACGAGCCTTCCGTAACAGTAATTCGCGCAATCGACCCAAAATCAGCAGGTAGAGTGACGTACCCACCAGCAATAGTTGTGCCTGTAACAGAAGTTTGCAACTCTTGCACGTTCAACTCTCGGAACAGATACGACTCTGCCAACTCAATGAATGTTGGTATTTGTGTCGTCAAATTATCCCTGTGCAGATAACTGGCAATATCAGCTTTGAGCGTTGTGTATGTCATTTCAAGAATTTCTCAAATGTAACTAACTTCGGATTTGCTTTTAGCCAAAGCACCATTTGCCGTTTGCGTTCTTCCGCCCCTTGATAGGTGTTGTTTATCCTAACCACTTCAGCCATTGGTACAATCCCGACAAAATGCCCATTCCCCCAGCTATCACCAGCAGTTAAAGACCGTAGATTAGCAGCATGCTCAAGCATTGGCTGCGCATCGTAAGTTAGCTTTGTTACAGCCTGATCACCTTCAAGAATAACCTGCTTATGAATGCCGTACTCGTTTACACCTTCATCTATGGTTACATTGGATTCAAGTTCCATATTAAATATCCTCGCATGGTGATACCTGAACAACACCAGCAGCTGATTGCTGAATTGCTGCAATGTGCGTACATTTACCTGTCGCTAAAATAAGAGGTGATCCGGGCTGCACAACCGCATCCGTGGCAACTGCTGTTTGTGTTCCTATACCAACCCTGACACAAGCTGCAACAGAAGCTGTAATACGCACAAATAACGGCACTGTTCCGTCTAGTCTATTAGGTATTGTTGCACCAGCAGAAGTTGCGCTTGTCGTTATATTGATACCAGTTGCAAATATCGTAAGTGCCATATTGACTCCTTGTTAAATATTGAGGGGCATTCCACCCCACCGGAGTTTTACGGCCTCTAGCCGTTTATTACGGGGTAAGATTAGTAATCTTTGCCTGTGCTGTTGGAGCGCGTACAGCTAAGCAACAATCTGCCGTAATCAACACTTTGTCACTATCCCCAGTCTTTGCAAGATCAACTGTTTTAAAGCCGTCCAAGAAGGCCAGATCAAGATAATCAGTGTTTAGCACATACGCAGTATCAGCACCAGACAGAAGATAATGAGGCAACACAGATATTGCGCCGAAGTCGCTCATATATACTTCTGCACCACCTACAACCACACCTTGCTGCTTCTGCTTCACGTCATAACGATTTTGAGCGATAGATGCAAACGCTGAGAACAGTGTTTTATGAGCAGGTGAAACAACCAGCATTTCAGCGAACTGGCCTGAAGTGGTATAGATGTTTTGACATGCAGTATCCAACAATGCTTTTGTAAAGGTACGGTTAGTGCCAGCAGTAATGGCAGTAGTTGGCGCACCAGAAGTCCATGCAGGAGTCGCACCAGCACCGTTATGTAACGGGTTAGATACACACTGCACACCCAAGCCACCAGATTGACCAGCAACTGAAGTTGTGGCGGCAATAGCAACCTGAGTTGAGGACAATACCATTGCTTCGATATTGCGCTTTAACTCAAGCATTTTCTTACCTTTAAGATACGGCATTTCCAGCGTTCTGCCTGCTTTCTTAACAATATTTGCACGGCGAGAAACACCGACTGTACCGTTAAAGATTTGCAAGTGATTGCCGATCCTCACGGTTGCAGTTTGAGCGTCTAGAGTTACATCATCGCCGTCAATCATCTTGTTAGATGCGGATGCGGCAGCTAGAGAGTCAGTTTGCCATTCATGATAATCAGTAACAGCAGTTACTCTCCCCATAGCTGAAGTAATTGGAGTTTCATTAGGGGATGTATTGAAGATTTTGTCGATCAGGTCTTCGCGGTTTCCTTTTAAGGAAGCCTTCTGATATAGGTTTGTTGGGACTGTCATTTAATTCTCCTTATTTACCGCAAAAATGCGGCTAGGTCATTTAGTTTTGCCTTGCCTGATTTGAATTTAGCTTCCAATTCACGGTCTCGGCGTTCATTTGTTGGTTGTGCTTGTCGTGTTGGCATACGCGGAGCGGATTGCACTTTCTTGGTAATATCAGCCTTTTGTGACTTCAATGTACGGTAAGCAACAGCGTCTCGCATGACTTTAACCATCCTATGGTCAAGCACAGTCGCGAGTTCTTCCTGCGTAAATCCGTAGTTTTTAATTACGTTACCGTAGATACCTTCCAGTTTTGGCCTATCTATTCCATCTTTTTGGAGTTCCGCCCAAGAAGTATTAAAGAGTTGCTCCTTGCGGGTTTTCTCTGCAATTTCTACTTGTAATGCGGCTTGTTCCTTTTCGCTATGGATAGACTGATCTAGCTGGTTAAGATAAGCTGCTATTTGCCTCTGCCGTTGGTTTTCTGCCACCCACGCGGCGGGGTCACTGTTGGCAAGTTCTGCCATTTCAGATTCCGACCTAATACCCGCCATGTTCACAATCGCAGCCCGTGTTAATTCGGCCTGTGAAATGTAATTCTGGCGTATTTCATCGTGTTTTTGTGTGAGGAACTGCACCGCTTCATGCTCTCTAGCAGCTAATGCTTGAGTTTTCTTGGTGTAGTCCTTTTGGCGCATGTAGGATGATGCGATTTCTTCGGGAGTTGCCTCAACCGTTTCTTCTACGCCATCTTCGCCTTTAACCTTGAAGGTTATCTTTTCGACGGGTGCAGCTTCTCCATCGGATTCTTTGTTAGATTCTTCCGATTCGTCGCTGTCGTCGTTTGTAGCATCGTCGGTTCCCTCGCCTGAGGCCGATTCATCTACTTGGTCTTGGTCTGCTTCAATTTCTTCTGCGGATTCCTCATCTGGTTGATCCAGAAATGAAACAAGGTCATTTAATCCACCTGATTCGGGTGCTTGCGCTTGTCCGTCCATTATGGGTTCCTATAGTCAAAATCCCCCTCTCGGCATTAGAGGAATATGCGGCGCATCACTGCGTTCGCTAAAAGGTAAATGCCTACCTATTTGTTACACTTCGCACGATTCTACGCCCTACCGATTCATCGCGCAAGTTATTCATATCAATCTTATGTTTAGCTAGTTTTCCAGTCTCAACTATGCCAATTAAAATACCCTCAAACTTGTCTGCTAATTTAGCCAATTGCAATAGTAATAACTGGCCTTCTTTATCACGCACTGGGCATTCTTTCCATTGGTCTACCACTGCTTGCTTTAATATAACCAATGATTCTTTGAATACCACATTCTCTAATACCTGAGTGGCATCAATTCCGCGTTGTACAAGTTTATGATCTGTCATATATCCTCTATCTTAATCTGGCTGTGGTTCAGCCCATAATGATTGACGTAATTGATTAGCAAGTAATCCAGTGGTGGTAATAGGCAATAGGCTTGCTAATAAGTCTGAACTATTGCGTTTTAATGGATCAAATGCTGCAAAGCGGGAGCGAATATCTGACGGATTATTTATATTAAATCCATTTCCAGACACTCCTGTGTACCCACCTTTTGTAGCGTCATCAATAATTGATAATGGTGCTCTATCTGAATTTATAACCATTGGGTTATTATTTCTAACCATTAACGGTAATACGCTTCCATTACCACCTTCTAAAATTGTTTTTCTGTTCGCATATTCTGATGCGTCAACCGGAGATGATGTAGACCATCCATAAGAATTAAATGCATCAAAATCTTGATTAGTCCCATGATAAGCAGGCGTATCAAACCCCATCGCCTTTGCTCTTTCCATTGCTGTGTTATTAGCCAGCAATCCTAATCCACCTTGCTCAACAGGTAGTGCGGCATTACGCTGTGCCAGCTCATGGGCGAGTTCGTATTGAGTTTTTGGCAGACTCAACGATAGACGTTGTGACCGCTTTTGTTCTACTGCTTTCCTAGCTCTATCTTGCTCGATTATTCTTGGCGTGTCAGCACTGCCTGCTATATAACTTCCATCACCACGGATAAATCCACCGCTTTCTATTTCGCTTGTTGGTATACCTTGATCTTGTAATTTTTTTATTTGCAGAGCATGAATAGGAGAATTATCAGTTAATACAGTGCCATCTTTAAGTTTTATTGCTGTTTGCCCGACAGGAAATTGTTTTGCTTTAGAGAGTATTTCAAACCCTTTGTAAGCAGGAAGACTCAATGCATTACCTTCGTCATATCTGACTATCTGCTCATTGACTGGAACATCAAACATATCTAGCGGATAAGATGCTGCACGTTGCTCTGGTGTCATGTTCATCCGCGCTTGGGTGAGACGTGCTTCTGCTTCACCTGCTAGGCGTTTGTATGCCTCGTCACCATCTTTTGGGGCGTTCCTACGGAATGACTGCAACCTAGTATATTCTTCAACTATTGGATTATTAGAAATAACCTGATTGTATTGACTATCAGTTATCCTCCCATTAATAACATCATCAAAGGCTTTATCTATAGCTTTCCGTCCTTCATATAAAGAGTCGCTGCCCTCTATTTTTTTTATTCTATTATTGATCTTTAATAATTCGCCAGCCACGTCATCAGCCGCACCTCTTGGACTACCCCCTCTTGCAAATCCCTCGCGCTGTTGGATAGCGTGTTGGAGTTCGTGAAGTGCTGGAGATTTCGCATTTAATCCTTGCGCTGTTAATTGCGGGAAATATTCGTTATACTGCATACCTGGTTTAGAAAAACTACCTTGCTCTGGAAGGTTTCCTTGATAAATAGACGCCTGTATATTTGATGTTTCTGGATATGCTTTATATAACTCAGGATGAGTAAGAGAGTTTTTTAAATCTCCGCTATTCTCCAGTATGCCGCTCCTTCCCTGATATTTTAACCCGCTTAAGCTTGCCTCATTGTCCGGTATCTCAAACCTTGGTTTACTATCAGGAAAACCAAACGTCCAACCTGTTTTGGCGTATATTTCTCTATCCGGCACGACTTGTTGTTTTAGTTTTTGCGCTAATTCTAATTTAGCAAGGTTCGCTGTTTTAGCATTTACACCAGCGAAAATGCCAGCTAGTCCAATTCCCTTAGCCCCAAGTCCAGCTATTTTAGTGCCAATACCAGTGCCAAATAAATCTAATGGTGATAAATTTAATCCTGTGATTGTTTCGGTCGGAACGCCGCCTTGCAGTCCGGGCTCTTGACTTCTAAACGCGCTAGGTAATTGGCCAACTCGGATTGCTTCTTGTATCTCAGTCAATGTTGGAGGTTTCCTGTTTAACCCTTTATGCTCGAATTCACGGCTTCTACTTGCAGCAGTAGGCTTGCCAGACATTGCCTGCATAAATTCATCTAGTGTCGCCATATCACCCCCACATTAGCAGCATTTCTATATCATCTTCATCATCCTGCATGGCCTTAGCCATCGCATGGATTTCCATAACGCGATTATAATCCTGTTCAGCCAATAATTTAGGCAAATCAAAGTTAATCGCAAATCTTTGCATCATTTCTGCAAGCCAATCTGTATCAATTGACTCAGCAGGCAGTACATCTTTAATAATACGCTTCTTAATCTTCCTGCGTTCTTGCCGAGATGATACTTTAGCCTTGGCAATTGCTTCTTCAGCTACTTGCTCGGCTTTAATATATTCTTCTGCCTCGTCTACGCTGTCAAATAATAGTATCTTTTTGCCTTTGCGTACATAGAACTTCCTAAATTCAACTTCTTGGCTGAATGTATTTCCGCTTGGCCCCCTGAAATTAGCAACATCAGGTGATTCTGTTATAGCAATACTGCCAGTTATTGTGATCTGACTACCGCCTGTTATTGCGACAATATCTGCTGATTCAGTTACTGCTAAAGCACCAGTGTGTGTCACCAAACCATTGAAACTTACTGTATCTGCTGTTTCAGTAACAACAAGTGCCCCAGTATGCGCTACCTTACCTATTAACGAAGCAGTGTCTGATATTTCAGTTATTACCAGACTTCCAGTGATTGTTGCGCTGCCAGAAACAGTGCCAGACGCAGCAAAAGTATCACTTGACTCTGTAACTGATAGATTACCTAAATGTGCAATTGAACCTGATATTGATGTTGTATCAGACGATTCTGTTACAGCCAATGATCCAGTGTGATTAACCAGACCACTGATCGCTGGAACATCAACTGATTCAGTGACGGAGAATGTACCAGTTATGCCACTACTAGCTACACTAACAAATACCCTACGCTCTTGGGGGGCAATTAATAACCATGGATTGCGTGTATATAACGCCATCTCGCCGTCTGAGAGAATGCGCGGAAATACAAACACGCCGCTTGTCGGGCTGGTAACACCCCTTCCATTCGCAGGTACGTTAGTCTGGTTAACGTATAGCGGATACGTTGATGCTAACGTATACGTTCCACCAGTTTTGGTGCTTGAA